GGAACAGATACATACAGACACAATAGACCCCACCGACCGTGGATACAAAAACTTGATGAGAATGATGATGGAGGACGGACTCTTCAAGTACCTACCTAAGAACGATGAGGCTTGGGTAAATTTCCTCCGACCATTTATGAAACTTACACGAAAAGAAAAACGAAACACAAACAAAAATTAAAAAAACTTTATGAAAGAGCAAGACAGCACTAAAATGGAATTTCTTCTAACCCTTAACGACAACATTGTTGTTCAAAGGTATTTCAATGTTAGAGGTTACAATCCAAATGCAAAAAACTCAATTGAATTCTATAACCTCATTAATGAGATTAAAGATGACCTACAGTATCATTTGAAAATGAAGACTGTTATTTACATGACGGACAATAGTGAATCTATTATGCATGACCCATCAGTTATGGATACCTCTTACACTGATGGACCAGAAATCTTCAACATTTTCGTAAAAAATGGAGACACGACAATTTGTCATAGAATTTTTGATGGAAAATATTTTCCACCCAAAGTTCGTTATACCGTTGACGTACGACCATTTTTGAAAGACATTCTCAGAGAATTGACTGACATTTTTTCAGAACAGAGATTAAGTTATCAATATTTGGATTTTGATTTGAGTAAGTGAGTATTTAATAATACACAGGGGAGCATTACAAATATATGAACAAAAATTTCGATTACTTAGGGAACACTTTCCAGATTCAACTATTGAATCAGATTGTGGTAGATAAAGACTTTTCATCGTCTATTCTTGATGTCATCGAGTCAACATACTTTGATAACAAGTATTTCAAAATCCTCTTACAGATGATTAAGGAATACTATGTAAAGTATGAATCAACCCCTAACTTCGAAACTCTCGAACAAATTATTAAGTCTGAAGTTTCTCAAGAATTAGTTGCCAAAATTGTTTTAGATACTCTTAAACAAGTTAAAGAAGCTCCATTCGAAGGAACACAGTTTGTTCAAGAAAAGGCTTTGAAATTCTGTAAACAACAAGAACTTCAGAAGGCTATGGATAAGGCTCAAAAAATCATCACTCAAGGTGATTTTGAATCTTATGATAAAGTGGAGGGGTTAGTTAGAGAAGCGTTACAGGTTGGTGAAATAGAGAAAGGTCAAACAGACATTTTCTCGGACTTAGAGACAGTATTAGATGAGGATTATAGACACCCAATACCTATGGGAATACCAGGTATTGACAAACTACTTAAGGGTGGTTTGGCTAAAGGTGAGATTGGTGTAATCCTTGCACCAACAGGTGTGGGTAAAACTACAATCTTAACGAAGATTGCTAATACCGCATTCAACTTGGGGTACAATGTCCTTCAAGTATTCTTCGAAGACAATCCAAAGATTGTTCAGAGGAAACACTTTACGATTTGGACGGGTATCCCACCTGACGAGTTAGCATTACATAGAGAAGATGTTATGTCAAAGATTACTGAAATACAAGAAACAATGAAAAACAAACTTGTATTGAAGAAATTGGCATCTGATACTATGACAATGAACCAACTTAAAAATCAGGTTAGAAAAATGATTGCAGATGGAAACAAAATTGATATGATTATGTTAGATTATATTGATTGTGTGTTACCTGAGTCATCATCAAAGGATGAATGGAAGGCTGAGGGTTCGGTAATGAGAGGATTTGAAGCGATGTGTCACGAACTTAATTTGGTTGGTTGGACAGCAACTCAAGGGAATAGAAGTTCCATTTCTTCAGAGGTAGTTACTACTGACCAAATGGGTGGGTCAATTAAGAAGGCTCAAGTTGGACACGTTATCATTACGGTGGCAAAAACACTTCAACAAAAGGAGATGAATTTGGCGACAATTGCGATAACGAAATCACGTCTTGGAAAAGACGGGGTGGTGTTTGAGAATTGTAAATTCAACAACGAACTCCTTGAAATCGACACTGAAAGCTCTGTAACATTCTTAGGGTTCGAAGAACAACAAGAAGAGAAAAAGAGAGACAGAGTTAAGGAGTTGATGGAAAAAAGAAAACAGAAAGAACAACAACAACAATTATAAAACACACAATTAATTATGGAAAAAATTTTAGTAGAAAATCCGAATAGATTCGTCATTTTCCCTATTGAACACAATGATATTTGGGAATTTTATAAATCTCACCAAGCAGCGTTTTGGACTGCAGAAGAAGTAGATTTGACAAATGACATTAGAGATTGGAATAATCTAACTGAAAACGAACAATATTTCGTCAAGAACATTTTATCATTCTTTGCCGCTTCTGACGGTATCGTAAATGAAAATCTTGCAGAAAACTTTGTTAAAGAAGTACAATATCCTGAAGCAAAATTCTTCTATGGATTTCAGTTGATGATGGAAAACATCCACAGTTTGATGTATTCATTATTGATTGATACATACATCTCAAATGAGAAAGAAAAACAATTATGTTTCACTGCATTAGATAATTTACCTGCGGTACAGAAGAAGGCAAAGTGGGCACTTGATTGGATTAAGAACTCTACGTTCCAAGAGAGACTCGTTGCATTTGCTGCGGTTGAAGGTATATTTTTCTCAGGGTCATTCTGTTCAATCTTTTGGTTGAAATCAAGAGGTATTATGCAAGGATTGTGTAATGCAAACAGTTTGATTTTCAAAGATGAGAACCTCCACTGTGACTTCGCAATTCACTTGGTTAATAACCACTTGGAAAACAAACCATCTGAGAAAAGAATTAAAGAAATTCTATTGTCAGCATTGGAAATTGAAAAAGAATTCATTACTGAATCATTACCAGTTTCACTTATTGGTATGAACTCTAACCTTATGAAACAATATTTGGAATTCATTACTGACCAATTGTTGGTTAAGTTTGGATGTAAAAAAGAGTTCAATGTTGAACAACCATTCAAATTTATGGAACAGATTGCGGTCGAAACAAAAGGTAATTTCTTTGAGTCTAGAACTATGGAATACCAGAAGGCTAAACTAAACGAAGAATTATCATTTGATTCTGATTTTTAATTTAATACTTTTATACCTATGATGTCATTAAAAATAAAAAAGAGAGGTGGGGAAGATGTTGCATTTAATCCTCAAAAAATTTACAACAGAATTAAAAGAGCTGCGAAAGGGTTAACCGTAAACTCTGACGAAATATTCATTAAGGTGATTACATCAGTACCAACTGAAGGTAACATAACCACAAAAGAGTTAGATAAACTTGTGTATGAAATTGCTGCGGCGTATACAGGTAGTCACTATGACTATTCAAGACTTGCATCATCAGTTGCTATTTCATCGTATCACAAAGAGACCGACCCAAGTTTTTCTAATGTAATGCACACATTACACGTTGATGGTGTAGTTCACGATGATTTGATGGCAAAGATTGAAGAGTATGGTCCGTCCAAGATTGACGAAGTTATCAATCATGAAAATGATTATAATTTTGATTACTTTGGTTGGAGATCATTACAAGAGATGTACCTATTGAAAACACCTAAAGGAAAAGTTATCGAAAGGCCACAACATATGTACATGAGAGTTGCATTGTGGGTGACAAATACTTTTGAGGAGGCAGTTGAATACTATGAGTCATTGTCAAGTCAACGTATTTCCAAGGCGACACCAATTATGATTAACTCAGGAACAAAGGTTCCTCAGTTGGCTTCATGTGTATTACACTACAATAACTCCGATTCTAGAGATGGATTGTTGAAAACTTTGAATGACATTTCAACATATTCATCAGACGCTGCAGGTATTGGATTGTCTATGTCTAATATTAGAAGTAAAGAGAGTCGAATTACATCTTCAGGTGGATTTGCTGGTGGTTTATTGAAGTACTTGAAGATTGTTAATGAATCACTAAGATTCTTTAATCAACAAGGTAGAAGACCTGGTAGTGCCGCAATCTATTTGGAGCCGTGGCATAAAGATATTTTCGATTTGTTGGATATCAAAAAGAATACAGGTGCTGAAGAATTGAGAGCAAGAGACTTATTCACGGCATTATGGATTCCGGATAACTTCATGAGAGCGGTTAAGAATAATGAAGATTGGTACTTATTCTGTCCCAACGACATTATCAAAGCTGGTATCAAACCTTTACAAGAGTGTTATGGTGAGGAGTATGAAAGTAATTATCAGAAAGCGGTTGACATGGGTCTTGGTCGTAAGGTAAAGGCTCAAGAAGTATGGAGTAAAGTAATTGAATCTCAAATTGAGACGGGTGTTCCTTACTTGTGTGCTAAGGATAGTGCCAACAAGAAAACGAATCATCAAAACATTGGTGTGATTAAACAATCTAACTTATGTAATGAAATTTATCAGTACACTGATGAAAAGACTACGGCAATTTGTACCCTATCTTCAATTGTGTTGAAAAACTTTATTGTTGATGGTAAGTTTGATTATAACCTTTTAATCCAAGAAGTAAGAAAGGCGGTAAGGGCGTTGAATAATGTTATTGATAAAAACAATTATTCTACAGAAAAAGGTCTTAAGGGTGGTCTTGAACAACGAGCAATTGGAATTGGGGTTCAAGGATTAGCTGACGTATTCTGTCTTATGGATTATGTTTTCACTTCAGATGAAGCTAAATCGTTGAACAAGAATATCTTCGAAGCAATTTATTTTGCTGCGGTCACTGAGAGTAATGATTTGTGTAAGAAAGGTATCAGAAAACCATATGAGTTCTTCAAGGGTTCTCCAATGTCAAAGGGTATTTTCCAATTTGATATGTGGGGTCTAAATGATTCTGATTTATTCTTAGATTGGGAAACATTGAAAAAAGATGTCCAAGAATATGGTGTTTGTAATTCATTGTTCACCGCTCAGATGCCAGTTGCATCATCTGCTAAGATTACAGGTTCTTTTGAAATGACTGAACCAGCTCACTCGGCATTATTCAATAGACGAGTTGTAGGAGGTGAAATTATGATTGTGAACAAATACTTAATTAATGATTTTGAGAAGATTGGTATTTGGTCTGAGGATTTGAAAAATGAAATTATTTTGAATGAAGGGTCAATCCAAAATATTAACTTTAATCAGTATCTTGATGTTGAAGATAAAAACTACAACAAAAAAGTTAAAAGAATTGAACACTTGATTCCGAAATACAAAACTATTTGGGAGATTTCACAGAAAGAATTGATTAATATGGCGGCAGATAGAGCACCATTTGTTGATCAATCTCAATCAATGAACATTTATATGTCAAATCCGACATTGTCAAAGATTACTTCATCACATTTCCATTCATGGGAAAAAGGTTTGAAAACTCTTTGTTATTATGTTAGAACAAAGGCAATTTCTACAGGAGCTAAACACTTAGCATTGGATATGTCAAAGGTACAAAAACCAAAACCTGTTGTAGAAGTTCCAAAGGTTGATTATAGTAATATGAATTTACCACCAAAACCTGAAGGAATTGAAATCGAATGTTTCGGTTGTTCTTCGTAATTAAATAATTAATCCCGATATATATCGGGATTTTTTATTTCAGGCTATTTATAAGGAAAAACAAGGGACTTATATTTATCTTTATGGCGAACGGAGTTACATATGGTATTAATTTTCCATTCAGAGATTCTAGACGAGGTGATTTTTTAGAACTTACTCAGTTAGAAGCTCAACAGGTAAAATCTGATTTAATTCACTTACTTTTAACAAGGAAGGGAAGTAGATATTATTTACCTGAATTTGGTACTAGATTATACGAATTCTTATTTGAACCATTTGATGGTTTGACTTTTGACGCAATTCAATCAGATATAAGAGACGCGGTTCAACAATTTATGCCGAACCTTTTATTAAATCAGATAACAATTACACCAGCAGACCCAATGGAAGAAGTTGATACTATGATAGGTGAAAATACTATTGGTACAAGTGAATCTCCAATTTACAGATTACCAGGAAAAGGTACTTCAGAATATACTGCAAAAATTAGAATAGATTACTCAAACAACAGATCAACTTTTGCTCAAAGTGATTTTGTTATTATTAATATTTAATATAGATGGCAAATCGTAAAATTTCATATACAACTAGAGATTATCAGGGGATAAGGACTGAGTTACTTAATTATGTAAGGACATATTATCCTGAACTAATACAAGATTTTAATGATGCATCTGTATTCTCAGTATTTTTGGACTTGAATGCTGCGGTTGCGGATAACTTACATTATCACATTGATAGGAGTATCCAAGAAACAGTACTACAATATGCTCAACAAAGATCTTCAATATATAATATTGCAAGAACTTATGGATTGAAACTACCTGGACAAAGACCATCAGTATCTTTAGTAGATTTCTCAATTACGGTACCTGCCTTCGGTGACAAAGAAGATGAAAGATACCTTGGAATTTTAGCTAGAGGGTCACAAGTTTCAGGAGCGGGAATTGTTTTTGAAAATATATATGATGTTGATTTTACTTCACCATACAATGCCCAAGGATTTCCTAATAGACTTAAGATACCTAACTTCAATGCCAATAACGTATTAGTAAATTATACAATTACTAAACGAGAGTTAGTAGTTAATGGTATCACTAAGGTTTTCAAAAGAGTTATAACACCAAATGATGTTAAACCATTTTTTGAATTGTTTCTACCTGAAAAAAATGTGTTGGGTATAACAAGTGTTTTACTTAAGAGTGGAACTGAATATACCAACATACCAACAAGTGCGGAATTTTTAGGTCCATCTAACAAATGGTATGAGGTAGATGCTTTAGCCGAAGATAGAGTTTTTATTGAAGATCCAACAAAAGTATCCGACCAACCAGGTATTAAGGTTGGTAGGTATATTCAAACACCAAATAGATTTATTAGTGAATATACACCTGAAGGTTTCAAAAAGTTAACTTTCGGTGGTGGCACAAATACAGCACAAGATGCTCTTGACCAATTCACGACATTAGGGGCAACAATAGATTTACAGAGATATTCTAACAACATATCTTTAGGGTCTGCTTTAACTCCAAACTCAACTCTATTTGTACAATATAGAATTGGTGGTGGGTTAGGTACTAACTTAGGGACAAACGTTATCACTCAGATTGGTACCGTGTCTTTCTTTGTTAATGGACCATCCGAACTTACTAACTCATCAGTAGTAAATTCTTTGAGATGTAATAACGTTACAGCTGCAATCGGTGGGGCGGGGCTACCGTCACTTGAAGAAATTAGAAACTATGTCTCATTCAACTTCTCAGCTCAAAAGAGAGCCGTTACAGTACAAGATTATGAGTCTATTATCAGAAATATGCCATCAGAGTTTGGGGCACCTGCCAAAGTTTCAGTTACTGAAAACAACAACAAAATTTTGATTCAATTATTATCATATGATACTTCAGGAAAGTTAACAAATATTGTATCAAATACCTTAAAACAAAATGTCGCGACGTATCTTTCTAACTATAGAATGATGAACGATTATATATCCATTCTTACGGCTGAGGTTATTGATTTGAGTATTGAAGTTTCTATTGTTTTAACATCGGCACAGAATTCAGGTCAAGTTATTGCTGATGTTGTTGATAGAATTTCTGCTTACTTTAATCCACAAGTAAGGGAATTGGGGCAAAATGTTTATTTATCCGAAATTCAAAGCATTGTTCAAAATCAAAATGGAGTTTTAACTGTTTCAGGGATTAAAGTTTTCAACAATGTTGGTGGACAGTATTCATCTGCGGAAACTTCTATGGAATATTCTAATCCCGAGACAAGAGAGATTCAACCAGTCAACTCAACAATTTTTGCACAACCATCACAGGTATACCAAATCAGATATCCAGGCAAAGATATTAAGGTTTCGGTTCAGAATTTCCAATCCACTACTTTCTCATAATCGGTTTATTATCCAACACTTTGGTTTATAATTTATAATGTGTGTGCTTTTAATTCTTAAAAATTACACATAAACTATTTATAAACTAAAGATATTACATGGGTGATTCATATAGAATTAAGACCGAACTTGGTATTAACAAATCAATTAATGTACAATTAGACCAAGAGTTTGAGTTCTTAGAAATACTATCTCTTAAAATACAACAAACTGATATCTACACAAGAAGTTGTGCGGACTATGGTGTTTTGGTGGGTAGAGTCACAGCAAATAATGGATTTGGTGTCCCAAATGCTAGAGTTTCAATATTCATCCCAATCGAACAGGTTGATGAATCAAACCCACTAATTACAAGTGTATATCCATACAAATCTCCAAACGATAAGAACGATGATGGATATAGATATAATTTACTACCTTATACACCATCATATTCAAAACACTCTGCAACAGGGACGCTACCTTCAAAATCGGATGTTTTAACTGGTAGTACTACTGTTGAGATTTACGATAAGTACTACAGGTTCACTTCTAGAACAAATGATAGTGGAGACTACATGATAATGGGAGTTCCACTCGGAGAACGGACCATTGTGATGGATGTTGACCTTTCAGACATAGGTGAGTTCTCTTTAACACCACAAGATTTAATTAGAATGGGTTTAGCAACTGAAGCACAAGTTGCTGGAAATAAA